ATGAAAAACGGACAGAGCTTTTCCCAAATAATTAAAACAGTAACTTACACCGTTAATATGATATGGACTTATAAAAAGAGTTATATCTTTATCAAAATATTTCTTATGCTGTTTAATTCGGTGATTCCGCTTGCATCGGTTTTGCTGCCGGGTTATATTATCAATGAAATGACGGTCGACCGCCGGCTGAATATCGTTTTCTCATATGTTGCCATCTTGATTTCCGTGCCGGTTTTGCAGTTTATCGTAAACAGTATTTTTAATCGAATCGTCGGCAGACAAGAGTTTGAATTGAATTTGGAATTCCAATCAAGGTTTTTTGAGCATATTTCCCGAATGGATTACGAGGCGCTGGAAAGCCCTCAGATTCAGGATATGCAGGGTAGGGCAAGAGATACCTTGGGATCTTTGCTCGTTATTATGAACCAAGTGTTCGGACTCATTTCATCCGTTATCAGCATTGCCATGATGAGTGCAATTATATCGACACTCAGCCCCATTGTTATCCTTATGGTGCTTTTGGTGGTTTTTGTTAATTCCAAAATTACAAAGTGGGTCAACAACAAGCAATTTGAAATCAACAAGAAGACGAGTTTTTTCTCCAGATATGAAATTTGCGCAAATACAATGATTACCGGTCTGTATTTCGCCAAAGAAAACAGGATTTTCGGTATGTTTCCGTCTTTGATTCGAGAATATAAGAAAAAAAGCCATGAACGTTACGACATGGGACTTGAAATGGTGAATACGCAAATCAAGGCGGGAGCCGTAAATACGGTACTGAGCACGATTCAGAATTTCGGCGTCTATGCCTATTTAATATACAGGGTGGTTCGAAACAAAATTTTGGTCGGTAATCTTACAATATATATATCCGCAATAGGTCAGTTCTCGGGCGCTCTCGGCTCCGTCATGTCATCGTATCTCGGGATCGGACGACAGAGTCTGTACGTTCAAGACATGATGAATTTCATGAATCTGCCTTTGCGCCGGAACGATACGGGAAAACTGAAGCCTGAGTTTAACGCCGATTCGGTGATAGAATTCAGAAATGTTTCCTTCCGATACCCCGGAAGCGAAAGACTTGTTCTTAAAAATGTCAATTTGAAAATTCGCGGGAACGAACGGCTGTGCATTGTGGGACAAAACGGAGCGGGAAAAACTACCTTTATCAAGCTGCTTCTTCGCTTTTATTTCCCAACCGAGGGAGAAATCCTGCTCAACGGCGTCAATATTAACGAATACGAAATTGACCTTTATACAAAGCTGTTTTCGACCGTTTTTCAGGATTATTGCCATTATTATTTGACACTTTCGGAGAACATTACGATGGCATCCGAGAAGGACGGTGAAAAAGTTCGCAAAATCGTCGATACTATAGGAATCGGCGATGTAATCGATCAGCTTCCGAAAGGTTTGGACACACAGCTGGGAAGGATGATCGACGATGACGGCGTCAATTTCTCCGGGGGAGAAGATCAGAAGCTCGCCATCGCAAGAGCGATCTATCACAACCGTCCCGTCTACATTCTCGACGAGCTTACGGCCGCGCTTGATCCCATGGCGGAATATGAGATCTATACTCAGTTCAATAACATGATTACCGACAAGTGCGCGATTCTGATCACGCACCGTCTGTCTGCCGTTCAACTTGCCGACAAGGTCGCCGTGTTTGACAACGGTCACGTTGTCGAGTACGGAACGCACGCCGAGCTTTATACAAAGGGAGGCATCTACACGGAAATGTTCGACAAGCAGGCACGGTTCTACCGTGATGCGCCGTTCGATTCGGATGCTGTCGAAGCCGATGCGGAGAATACTCAGGGAGACTGATGCGTTTCACGCTTGCTTTTGAACAAACAACAACGTCCGCTATTTCTGTTTCCGAATCACAAGAAATGCAGATATCCCGGGGTCGCCATACCGTGAGACCTATCCGAAAACGCAGCAGCCCTTGCATTAACCGGTGTAATAACAACACTGATGTCTCAGAAGTTTGTGTTTTCTCTAAATTGCAATATCAAATAGGACATTATTAAAAATAAAATCGGCAGAGTGGTAATTGAAGATCTTGCGGGGTAAATTATTGATCCGGTTTTCGACAAACACTACTTGTTTATCCGTAATATTGTCAAAAGACTTACCTTTCGGGAAGAAGCGACGAACAAGGGAGTACTGCTTTTCGTTGGCGACTCTTTCATAAGATGAACAGCGATCTATATCTCCCACCGTCTTTCGTCCACCCGTTTCACCGACAAGACCGCAGTGTTCGCAAACGGTACGATTGCCGAATACGGGACTCACGATGAACTTATGCGGATTGATAGCGGAATATATAAAGAAATGTTCTCAACACAAGCTAAATATTATAAGGAATAAATATGTCGAATTCAAAAATACTTCCTTTCGATTGTAACGTTGTTTATTCACTGGATTGCAGGGTCTCATGCAGACTGGGGATCATTCAAGTTTCATCCAACGGTCAGGCGTGGCTTGCAACCCATCTGGATGTGCTCATGTCAAATAATCTGGATATCAATTTCGGCAGTGGAATCTACGTAGCTCAAATGAACTATTATGATGATATCCTCGACACTCGTGAAATTGATCTGTGGTCTTCCGAACCGGATAAGATAATCGATATTATTATTGAACAAATTGATCGCAATAATTATATTCTAATTGATTTGTATTGGCATGACCAGTTTCCCGAAGAAGTCCAAAATCCAAGAACACATTCCAGTACTATTATAGGTTACGATAAGACAAAAAAAGTATTATATACGGTTTCATTGAAAAACAACAAATATATTATGTGGGATATATCTTATGATTTGTTTATTAAACTGTATAAAGACGCAATAAAACAATACCTTTATGATCCTGACTCCAAGACGTTAAGACAAATGTTTTACTTTACTATTACAAGTATTTCTGTAAAAAAAGATATCTCGACTGATAATTATATTTTCAGTGCAATAGTAAATAAACTTGGGCATGAAGAAGGTGGGGCATGTATTGAAGTTACACGACAGAAAGCAGATAAGTCCTTAGATAACGCAACTAGATTTTACACGGGGACTTCCTGCATTCTTGGAGTAATAGAATATATTCAGACAATACTTGACAGTAAAAACATCGCGGATCATTACGTAAAAATACCATACATAGTTAGAACACTGTACGGATTATCTGAACACAGGAATATCATTCTAATGACAATGGGTTGGATAATCAAAGCTTTGAACTGTGAGGATGTCGCTGTTATTGAGCAGTTTGATTCATACAAAGCTGTTCCGAAAGAAATGGAATCCATTTCAATGCTTGTTCAAAAATATTATGTTACGAAGGATGTTGATATTTTGAAGCGAGTGGTGGCGAAATTGGAATCACAGTTCGAACATGAGAAAACAATATTGAAAAACTTTGTGGATAATTCATTCGCATATTATAAAAAATACAATGGATATGATGAATATGTTAATCGATTAAATTAAAAGTCGAGTTATATTCACTTGTATTAACCGAGCGATCTCATAAATCAATTTGCACTAACACCTTGCCATCTTTCCTCTCTGCCGTAATATCTCTTAAGATGGGTAGTTCGCTTTCTCCTGTAATGGCAGGTACTACCTACCACCGAGAAGATATAGTACCCCATCGGCGGAAGGTGCATTTTTGCGGCGTTATCCGTTTCGGATTTCGTAAAGCGGACTGCTTCCCGCCGCCTTTAGTGCGGTATAGCTGTTCGGTTTCAAGCAGTCCGGATTTTCGCAGATCGTGAAGTGTACGTCACACGGTGGACTGCAACAGCTTCACCTCCGAAGCGATGGTCGGAATAGCAGACCAACATTCGCCGCCGGCTCGCTTGGCAAGGTAGGTGCAGATCGATACGGCTCGGTGCGGCGTTCCCGACGGTATAGAAAATCAAGACGGCTTATTCGGCTTTCCCATATCGTTCAACGAATACCCTTAAAATTCAACGATTTACCCATAAGTTTAACGATTACTTCGTCTCAAAATGCCGTAAAAACTGTAAAACGCAGAAAACCCCGCCGCAGAATCGCTCTGTGGTGGGGTACATTTGTGCTCTGGAATGGTGAAAACCTTGATTTTATGCGGTTTTCAGGCATAGAAAAAGTCCACCGTAATTCTATCAAAATTACGGTGGACTTATGGTGGACCGCCGCCAGCCAAAAACAAATTTTTTATTTCACCGTCCTTTTCCTCCAGCTCACTTAGTAATCTATCATTTATCTCTACCGTGTCATCTCCCGAATGAAATGTAATAGTTATTCTATCATCGTACAGAAAAATCTTATTAACAAAAATCTTTATCAGCATTTTCTTATATTTCTCATCGGTCATACTACCTTTTTTGAGAGCCGTCAAGAAAAATTTTATTTTCGGTGCAGTAAGTGAAGGAAACGGCATTGTTTCTTTTGAAATTTCTTTTTTTATGTTTTCTTGCTCGGATTCTAATTGTGCAATTTTTTCGTAGATGTTTTCTCTCAATCTCGGTATATCTGTTTCCAACACCGCATTTAGAGCATTATCTCGTTTTCGTTCACTTTCAGCCAAGCGTTTCTGTAAGTATCTCAAATTAGATGTGTCTCTTTCTGCTTCACACATAGCCGAAACCTCTTTCGAAATCTTTTCTATATTAGGCGCAGACAATAACTTTCTGCATCGATTCAACACGAGATTTTCGATATAGTCTTTCCTAACCATATCTTTTTCGCACCGTTTGGCTTTCCTGCCGTTACATATATAGTAGTTGTATTTTTTGCCCTGTTTTCCCGTTGCGGAAAAACCCGTCATCATTTCTTTACACCGACCGCAGAATAATTTTGTTGTCAAAAGATATTCGACCTTCGCTTTTGACCTTGCAGGTGCCTTTCTGTTCTTTTCCATTATTTCTGCCACCTTATTAAATAATTCATCCGAAATAATGCGAGGCATTCCGCCGGGAACCTCTTTGCCTTTGTATGTATATACGCCGATGTACCTTTTGTTTTTCAGCATTGTGTGGAGCGAATTCTTGTTAAATGGTACTCCTCTTGATGTTTTATATCCCAACGAGTTTAAATGCTTTGTTATTTCTGTAACAGTCTTTCCGTTAGCATACATCTCAAAAACGGTTTCTACAATAGGGGCGGTATTGGGGTCAACCTCAAATTGACCAAATTGATTAACTTTAAAACCGAGTGCGATGTTACCACCTGTGCATAAACAATTCTCACCGTTATAGTCCATACCACGCTTGATTTTTACTGACAGTTCATCACTATAATACTGCGCAATAGCCATCATAATATTACGGTGCAATCTACCTGAAGGGTCATCGGTGAAACTTTCTGTCGCGGATACCAAAAGTATTCCGTTTTCTTTTTCTATCTTGTCAGCATTATCAAGAGATTGCCTTATATCTCGTCCAAAACGGTCAATTGAATATACAAGTATCATATCAAACATTCCGCTTGAACACTCTTTTAATAATCTTTGCAAAGCAGGGCGTTTATCGTTTGTTCCTGTCATTGCACTATCGCTGTATGTCTTAATAACAGTATATTTATTTCTTTCAGCATATTCGGTACAAACCTTAATCTGCTCTTCTATACTTGCTTCTCTTTGTGAACTTGAGCTATATCTCGCATATATTACTACTCTCATATAATGTTCTCGCTTTCCAGTGCTTTTCTTATCTTGTTGAATATCAATTGATTCGGATAGTATCTGTAATCGGCAAATATCGAAATACCGTCTTTGCAATAATGCTCCAAAATTGCGGCGGCGCAGGCGGCGCTCCGCGACTGCCCGTATTCGCATTGGCAGATGATATCCAGACCGTCATCGTGCGCCTGACGGATAAACTCCGCAAGGCTTTCGGCTTCGGGGAAATATGTATCAAAAGTCAAGCCGTAATCTTCAAGGATGTCGATATCAATGTCGTGAACGGCTACGGCAAAAAGCCGTTCGGGCTTTCCTTTGTAATCCACGGGTTTTGAAATTTCGCCTGTCCGTATGTTCGGCGGGTCATAAAAACTGATTACTGCCGTATTTTTCGGAAAATCATTTTTCAGCAGTTCTTCGACCGTTCTCCTTGAATAAATATCTACTTTCATTGTTTACCCCTCAATCAATTTCAGATATTTATATACCGTCGGATAGGAAAGTTCGCAAAGTCGGGACAAGTCCTTTTTGGAAAGCTGCCCTTGCCGATATTTCGGATAATGTTTGTAAAACACGCTCGGTATATCGTCGGCGGTAACTGTTGGTCTGCCGATTTGTTTTCCTTTGGCTTTTGCGTGTTCCATTCCGCTTTTGACCCGCTGACTTGTGATGTTTCGCTCAATCTCGCTGAATACGCCCATCATTTTAAGCATTCCCTCGGTCATCGGGTCAAGCGCTTTACTGCAATCCACAACAAAATTGCCGAGTATCAATTTTAGGTGTTTCTCTTTGGCAAACTCAATAATTTCACAAAGCTGTTTGGTGCTGCGGGTAATTCGGCTGACCTCGGTCGCCGCAACGGTATCTCCCGAATTCACGGCGGAAAGCAGCTTATGTAGTTCCGCCCGGTCTGTTTTTGCTCCGCTTTCGTATTCAAGATATATCGTCTCGTCGGACGCGCCTTGCCGTTTGAGTTCCCGTACCTGTCGGTTGATGTCCTGCAATTTCTCGTTTGTGGAACATCGTGCATAGCCGTAAATCATAGCAAAACCTCTCTGTTTCTCGGTATACTTATATTATATGACATTTTTCGGGAAAAAACAAAACCGTTAATGGCTTATTAATATTTGCAAGTCGCACTATAAACGAAACGGTATTCCGAATATCGTTTATAGAAAACAGCCGCAATCCTTTCGGACTACGGCTGTTATTCGGGTTATTCAGTTATAAGCGGAAAGAGATGTTTGATTTTATAGGGGAACTTACACATTGAAATAGTTTTTAATTGCCTGTGTTTCCGCTGTGTCCCCGAACTTAGCAAACATAAAGTTATGATAATCTTTGATATAGGGATTGGTTTTGAGAATATCCAAAAATACATCAAGAACTTTATCTTGCGGGAAATTGGGATTGGAAAGATTTTGAAATATATCACTTGCCTGTTGTGCTAAATCATCAGTAGGATACCAAACAGCCTTTCCGCTCTGATTAAGCGTAAAGGTAAGCGTAAGGAATACTCTCCAATAATCAAGAAATACCAACTCAAACAGATTATCGGGATTGATACGCTGATAAAGTTCAAGTTGCTGTGCTTGATTGATTTGACTTGCACCTTTAAGCAATCCTGCTTCTGCGCCGTCGCGGAGTAAGTTGAAAGCGGTTGCCTTGGCGATACCCTTTGCAGCACCCTTGACACCAAAACCGCCACCGACTAAATTAGGCACAAAACTCATAGCAGTAGATACCCTGTTTTGATTTGCCTGTACTGTTAGTTCAACGCTTTCGGTAGTAACATAGTATTCATCAATAGCCATATGAAAATTGTCTATATGCTGATTAGCAAACGATTCTTGTGTTATTGTCCAAATGCTCTCTGAAACAAGAACATCCATAGCTCGTTGTGTAAGAACTTTAAGGTGCTTGGAATAGATATTCGGGAAGAACTCTAAATAGGTAGTCAGGTTCTGTACTTTTTTATTGTATTCTTTTCTTGCGTTATCTGCACATATACGGGCTAATTCATAGAACTTGGTTCTGTAAGTATTAAATGCGTCCATATTGGCAGGAATAACAAGCGTCTTACCATTCAAAGTGAACTGCTTTTCCGCACCGCATACCTGTTCCCACGTTTCGGGGACAAACTCTGTTTGCGTTGCTTCTGCTGTCTTTGTTTCATTGATATATGCAATAATATTTTGGGCTAATGTTTTTTGCTCTGCATTTAGGACAATCGAAGCAATTTCAGCATTTTGCGAAACAATCCGCAATATAATGTTTTCTGCGGTTTCATTTAAGGATACGGTAATATCGGTAAAATAGATTACTTGACCTCCGGAGCCACCCTGCATAGAATTTCCTACAATACTACCGATACCCGATTTTAATGCATAAAGTATGATATAATCTTCATAGACCTCTATCTTTGTGCCTTGCTCGGATTGAAGCATATATTTATAGTTTCTTACTGTGCCGTTTGCTAAATCAATTTGTTCGTTTGCATATGTCATTGCTTTGGCAAAACGTTCTTTTTGGCTGCTTTCAAATGACAATACCAATGTCTTACCATTGGCTTCGGTTTGTGCAACTCCATTTGATAAAGGCATAGGTGGATTTACAACTCGAAGTGGTGTAAGTTGTGAATAGGTGTATTCTTCGCTTCCATAAATAAGAGAGCTTTCTGTAATCACAAACTTTTTACCCATACCAAACGCGGCAGTAAAGACTTCATACATGGTATGCGAGTTGTTATTTTCGGCTTCCTTGTTGGCTTGATACTCGGAAACATTTCCCATAACCTGCCCCGCACCGTCAATAACTTTCTTGGCGGTGTTGTTCAGTTTTTCAAAAAGTTTTTTGCTGTCAAACATAGTGATATCCCCCTAAAATCATATTGATTTGTTTTTACATTTGTTTACGACACATTTATCACACTTCGGTTTGCCTTTGGTACATACCTCGCCGAAGCCATTTGCGCAGTATGCCCACAGAATATAATCCACCTCAGCAGCCGATTTGTTCAGGCTTTTTGCAATGTCGGCAATGATATCAATGGCTTCATACGGTGCAGCGTATTTGCGCTTTGAACAGCCGAGGTATTCACCGCCTAAAATACGGCAGATATGCCTGTCGGGCTTTCCGATATCGTATCCGACATTTTTCAGGTATTCCGCAGTCAGGGCTTCGCCGAGTTGTGCGAATTTATACGGCTTGCCCGGTACAGACAGTTCTCTTACAAGCGTTTTTAAATTGTCGTTTTTGTCTGCAAGGCTCTGATAGAAGTTGTCCACGCTGCCGTACTCTTTTTCGATGGCGAGCAATTTGCCGATGTTCACGCCGACAAGCGCGTTTATCTGATTTGTCAGATACTGCGTTCCGAGCCGATGTTCCTTGACCTGACCGACCAAGACCGCCGGATCGGCGCTCAGTAAAGCGGTTACATCATACTGACAGAAGATCTCATCAATGACCGTGATTTGCCCTGTCGCCGTGTCGATATGCGGCTCCAACCGGTTCCACGCCGCGCCCGATGTCAGCATAGAATAAACCATTCCGCGGATATGGTCGCTGACCGTAAAGGCGCCGCCGTCCCTTCGTTTGTCAAGCTGTTTTTTGATGTAGGTATTCTCCCACAGCTTTTTCGTTTGGATTTTGCCGTCCCGGATAAACAATTCCCCGCGCAGCTGTTTATCCATGAGCAGGACGGCGTTTGCGACCGTTTCCATGTCTTTCAAGAAAATCACCTCGCCTTTTTATTCAGCAGTTTTTATGTACTTCGATAAACAGTTCGGGGCTGACATTCAGCGCGAGACAAATGGCGCGCAGATCATCCGCATACATTGTCCGCTTGCCGTTCATCATGGCGTTGAAGGTCACCTTGGATATGCCTGCCTTCTGCGCCACCGCCAACTGCTTATACCCGTTTTCCTCTATGTAAGCCCGAACTTTTTTATAAACTTCCATAGTTGCACCTCCATAAATACAGGATTACTGTACTTTGATCTATCATATCACAGATTTACTGTGAAGTCAATAGAAAAATACAGAAATTCTTGATTTCGCCCTTGCTTTTTCTCTATTTTCGTGTATACTATTGTTATAGCGAGGTGATTTTCTTGAAATATGAGATCGGCAGCAGGATTCGTATGTACCGCAAAGAAAGCGGACTGACACAGGAACAGTTGGCTGATAAAATAAACGTTACCAAAAGCAGAGTGTCGAACTGGGAGCAGGGGATCAACCGCCCCGACGCAGATATCTTAGCCGATATCTGCCGTGCGCTGAATGTGCCGCCCAGCAATCTTTTGGGTGTACATTTGTCAGCGGACGATTTAAGCGACAGGGAAAGAAAGGTCATACAGGCGTACCGGAGCAAAACAGAGGTACAGCAGGCGGTTGATATTCTGCTCGGGATAGAAAGTATCTGAGTATTCTGCCGCAAACCGGGCGATACATAGCAGATTCGGGGAGAGCGGCGGCTCTCCCTATTTTATATATACAGAGATAACTCCGCCATGCTGCGCCGGAAAAACGGCTGTGTCATGGTCTAACCTTATATAATATCGAAGCACAAAAAACGTTCTGTTTGCTGTACCCGCACCGAAAAGCGGTTAAAACGTTTGGCGCGATTTTCGCAGAGGGCACCATCTGACTTGGATGAAAACAGTTTTGTTCCGTGCTGATTGACGATACAGAACAACACTGTGTTTTATTCAAGGAGGATACGATATGAAACGATTCAGAAATTCGGTTAAAGCGGCAAGAAGCATTCGCCCGAGCCGCTGCGTGTTCACGCCTGACGAGGTCGCCCGGCTTCTTATGCAGATCAATGAACTGCAAGGGTATGACATTTCATTTGAGGAAACCGAGAACGGTACGGCGCAGTTTACCATCGGAGATTCGGTCTACAGCGTTATGGATATCGCACCGGTAATCTAAACGGCATTTATATATAAAGAAAGCCATTGAAACCGCTTTTGCAGTTCCGATGGCTTTTGCTTATGTATCAGTTTTTGTACAGATATTCCTGCACTTCATTCAACAGGATATATGCCTGTTTCAGCTTGCGGCGATACTCCATCGGCAGCATCGGTATCAGTTCCTGTGCATCGACAATATCATTCTTTGCATAGCCGATCAATTCGATCGGCGTGATTGACAACGGATAGAAATCGTCTGCCGGAACCGGATTCATTTCGCTTGTGTTTTTTGTTTCTTTCATAGTTACACTCCTTATTAAGTTAATCTGAGACATTGCTTTCATTGAAATAATTGCAGAGCAATAAAATCAATGTTTCCTTGACTGTTTAGAAACCATGGTAATCGGGAAGTTCATCGGTAGCAGGCGGCGGTGCCGAACGATAGAAATTGTGCTTATGTCCGGCATTGCCGTTAGGGCTGATGGTATATACAATGTTGTCCTGTTCCAGAAGAAGATCTTTCAACCTGCTCAGTTCTTTGCCCAATTGCTGCGGGGACTGAGCAATCGGAAGATGGAACATTCTTTCTCCGGCATCAAGCAGATTCTTGGCAAAGCCGCTCCATGAGTTTTTTGGAGATTCTTCAAGCAAAGCACGTATTGTTTTTACAACGGGGCTGCTTTGATAGTCGAAAATCGCTTCCTCCTTGGCTAATTCATCGGCATTGCCCACGTACTCCCATTGGCACGTATTTTCATTCAATCGAATGAGAATTTCGTTCTGCTCGATATCGCGCCCGGTGATATGCAGCGTAGCCTGTTGAGCATTGCGGGCTGTCCGCTTGATAACGAACATAGTGTCCATGACGCCCGAGATGCCGTTGGTTCCGGTGATTTCGTTGAACGGGTCGTCCTTGTCTTTGGTTTTGCTGGTATGATGAACGAACAGCACGCTGATCCCTTTTTTATCCATGGCTTCTTTTATCATTCCCGCTTCCCGGTAATCATGGTCGTACCATCGTTCACCACGCAGCCCTTGACCGCGAATCTTCTGAAAGGTATCAATAATGATCAGTTTGGTCTCCGGATGCTGCTGAATATGCTCGTCCAGAAGTTCCAACAATCCCTCTTCAAGCGTTACAATATCGGTGGAAAAATAGAACCATGGCGGGGCGGGAACCCCGTTCAGCAGTTTATTCATACGCTGCTGCAAGCGTTTCAGAGTATCCTCAAAAGAAAGATACAGAACACCTGCCTGCTGCGTTTGCCATTTCAGAAAGGCTTCACCCGCCGCCACCTTAAGTCCGAGCAGGAGTACAAACCAACTCTTTCCGCTTTTTGGCGCCGCGGCAAGAATGCTTGTCCCCTCGGGTAGTATGCCGTCTACAAGATACCTCGTCGGCGGCAAATTGGCTTTTTGCAGATCGGGAGCCGATATAATGTTCAAACTCCTTTTGCCTTTCGGTTCTGCGTTCTGAGAATGCCCCGCTTCTCTTTTCAGCCATTGTTCGTTATCCTGCGCGGCGGTTCTGTCCGGCTTTACCGCTCGGGCTAAATTGGAAAGATAATCGGCGCGGGCAAGCTTGGCTTGGTGTTTTTCATCTTTTTGAACGGCATACGGACTGCTGCGAAACGCACTGATTGCCGCATCGGAATCATTGTTGAGCCAATACAGCAATTTTGCCATAAATCCCGCGTCATCTTCGCTTTCATTTCCGTGCGGACGCGCGCCGTTCCAATAGGATTTCAGCTTCTCGTCTTTTTCCAAACCGATTTTTAAATACTCTTTGTCTGTTTGGAATGATTGCCAGGTACCGTTTCTTATCATATATTGATTTAAAACCTGCCTTAGTTTTTCGGTACCGTCGGCAACGGGGCTGCTGTTTATGGCAGTGCCGGTAACGGTCACAAATTTATTGGTTGCCCCGGAAATATAGACTTCAAGCCCTTTCTTCTGATTGTTAATGTAATACCGATCCTTGTTGTATTCAAAGTTCTTAATGGTAAAAATAATCCGTATGCCGTTGCCGCTCGGACTGATTTCCGTGTAGCTGCCCATTTTTTCAATGATATCGGACGCCATATCGGAGTATTTCCCGTCTGTGATACAATGGTCGATGTCAATTGCGCCTACACCATCAAAAATGCCTATGCCGAGTCCGGAGTAGGCACCGGTTTGATACGCCCCGAATGCCGTATCAGAGGCGAGTCAAGAAACGGCAAGAAAGACGCCTCGCGCTCAGCAAATCCTGCGGAGATTTTGAGGACGTCTTTTCTTATGAAAATCTATATCAATCAGGGCATATCTGCTGCCGAGGCGTTAGCTGGAAAAGCTCCACGCAGACTTACCGCTTCAATCTCGTAACGAATACGGCCGCAACTCGCCGCGCGCTTCTTGACGGAACGTATAAGAGCCGAGGCTTTATTGAGTTCGACCTCTACGACCGAGGGAAAATGCGGCACATCAGGAGTATTCATATCAGCGAGCGCGTCGTGCAGAGAACGCTCTGCGATAAGGTCATCAACCCGACCTTAAAACCGTCGTTCATCTATGATAACGGCGCAAGTACCGAGCATAAGGGAATCGACTTCGCTCTTAACCGTCTCTCCTGTCACCTGCAAAGGCACTATAGGAAGTACGGGCGGGAGGGCTATGTTCTTCTCTTTGACTTTTCCAACTACTTCGCCAACGCACAGCATTGGCCTGTCAGCCGTGAGCTGGCAAAGCGTGTGCATGATGTGAGAATCAGGGCTCTCGCGAACGAGTGCCTCGATAACTTCGGTCCCATCGGTTACGGGCTTGGAAGTCAAATCTCGCAGACTGCCGCTCTTATGCTGCCAAACAAGCTCGACCACTTCATCAAGGAACAGCTCGGCATTAAAGGCTACGCCAGATATATGGACGACGGCTATCTGATTCACACGAGCAAGGAATACCTCAAAGAGTGTCTTACTCGCATGAAAGAGGTCTGCGACTCGCTCGGCATTATTCTTAATACGAAGAAGACAAAAATCAAGAAGCTCAGCGAGGGCTTCAAGTTCCTGCAAATCCGCTTCAAGCTGACGGAGACTGGGAAGGTCCTTCGCAAAATGAGCTTTGAGAGTATTAAGAAAATCCGGCGCAAGCTCAAGAAGTTTAAACGCTGGAATACCGAGGGCAGAGTCGTAAAAATCGCCGGCAAGTTCGTCCGGCGTGTATTTCCGCTCTCGGATATTTGCAGTGCCTATGAGAGCTGGCGCGGACACATGAAGCGGGGAAACAGCTTCAATGCCGTCGAACGCATGGACCTATATTTTAAGAAACTGTTCGGATTCCACCCGAACAATAAAATCGAATGGAGGAAAGCGTTATGTACTTAATCACAAACTCGGCAAATCTCATTGTCGAAATCTGCGAACACCCTTGTTATGTTCGCAGACAGGCAAACAGCGTCGTCGTTCTCAGCGAGCAGGACAAAGCCGACGCGATTTACTCGAACGACTCCAACACCTTCTGGCCTACTGAAACGGTCGGCTACCTCTGCGACAGTCATAAGCTCGTCGAGGTCGAGAGCATTCCTGCGGGAGTCGTCGCTGGCTTCTACTTCTACCATGCCGGGGAGTTCTACACGACCGAGGCGAACTTGACCGCCCTTGCAAAGGCGCAGGCTCCTGAGCTTGCGAATATCATCTTTGTCAAAATGGCGGAAACTGAGCAGCTCGACGACACGACCCTCACGGAGCACGCCGAGCAGTTCAGCGCATGGGCGTACCCCGTAAGCTATGCTGTCAAGGCTATCTGCTCCTATGAGGGCAAGCTCTACCGCTGCTTGCAAGCGCATACCTCTCAGGCAGACTGGACGCCTCCCTCGGCCGCAAGTCTCTGGAAGGAAATCGGAGACCCCACCGCGGAGTACCCCGAATGGTCTCAGCCGCTCGGCGCGACTGACGCCTATGGTCTCGGCGATAAGGTAGCGCACAACGGCAAGCGCTGGACAAGCACAGTCGCCAACAATGTATGGGAGCCGGGCGTCTACGGCTGGGAGGAGGTTACTGAATGACGGTTTATCAATGGCTCTGCCTTTTGGGCGTGCCTGCGCTCATTGCGGCCATCTTCAAGTACCTACACTCCCTCGTCAAGAAGAACGCTCTGGACACGGCTGCGGTAAAGGCGGGACTGCAAGCCTTGCTCAGGTCGCAGATGATTAGCGACTACAACAAATGGGAGGAACGCGGCTTCGCTCCTATCTACGCCCGGGAGAATTTTGAAAACTGCTGGAAGCAGTACCACTCTCTCGGCGTGAACGGCGTTATGGACGACCTCCATAACAAGTTCTTGGAGCTGCCGGTATCGCCGCCCGATGAGAGCTAAGAAACGAGAGTTTTCCAAAATCATAATTGCCATCGTCGGGACCGCTACGGGTATCGTAACGGTCTTTACTTTGGCCGTTGTTTGGAAAACCGGCGACACTTCGCCGCTTGCATATCTTATCCCCGCCATTTTTGCCGAGCTCGCTACCGCGACCGGTTTCTACTACAGTAAGGCGAAAGCCGAAAACCGAATCAAGCTCCGTAAGAAATACGGGCCTGATATATACAATGATTCAAAGGAGGACTAAAACCATGTTAGAAAGCGTACTGCAAAACCTTATCAACATCGGCTGGGCCATGCTTATCTTCCTCGCCGCGTACCTCGCGAATGTTGCCTTCTCGCTCTGGTACAACATCAAGATTCTGCATGAGTCCTTTGACAAGGACAAGCTCATCGCGAGTGGTCTTAAGATTCTGACCTTCGTGGTCGGTCTGACGCTACTCTGTACGGCAATCACGACTCTGCCCCTGTTCGCAAATCAAGTTGGCTGGGCAATTCCTGAGGAGTATGCCGACCTCTTCGCAGACCTCGTTATTATCGGCGCCGTGCTGCTCGTGGCCTGCAAGTACATTAAGGAGGCCTTTACTAAGTTCGTGGCTATCCTGAACGCTAAGACCGAAGGAGGTACTGAAAATGAGTAACAGCCCGCTCGTAAGCTATACGAAAATCTCGCCGAATAAGTCGAGCCCTCGCAACCACAAAATCGATACCGTAACTATCCATTGCGTAGTCGGTCAATGCTCGGTCGAGACCCTCGGCAACGTGTTTGCGCCTACTTCCCGGCAGGCGTCCAGCAACTATGGTATCGGGTATGACGGCCGTATCGGTATGTACGTCGAGGAGAAAGACCGCTCGTGGTGCTCCTCGAACGCGGCGAACGACAACCGCGCAATTACGATTGAGGTCGCCAGCGACACCAAAGAGCCTTACGCCGTTACGAATAAGGCCTATGCCGCGCTTATCGACCTGCTCGTCGATATTTGTAAGCGTAACGGAATCAAGGAACTCAAGTGGAAGGCCGACAAGTCTCTTATCGGTCAGCCGGACAAGCAGAACATGACCGTACACCGTTGGTTTGCGAATAAGAGCTGCCCCGGTACATACCTCTACGAACGGCACGCCCAGATTGCCTCTGCGGTCAACAAACGCCTCGGGAGTACGAATATCAAGCCCGCGCCTGAAAAGCCGTCTGGGGGCTTGTATCGCGTCCAGACGGGTGCTTTTAAGTCTAAGACAAACGCAGACGCCATGCTGGCTAAGGTCAAGGCGAAAGGCTTCGACACCTATATGGTGAAGGTCGGAGACCTCTACAAGATTCAGGTCGGGGCCTTCAAGGTCAAGGCGAACGCGGAGGCTATGATGAAGAAGCTGCAAGCCGCGGGCTTTTCGACCTTCATCACTACTGAGGAGGGCGCGGGCAAGTCGGTAGACGAGCTCGCTCGGGAGGTCCTGCAAGGCAAGTGGGGCAACGGCGCGGAGCGTAAAAAGCGGCTTGAGGCTGCTGGGTATGACTACGCCGCCGTACAGAAAAAAGTAAATCAGCTCGCCTAAGAGATAAGGCCGGAGTCGTTCCTTCGTGGGACGGCTCCGGCCTTTTACTATTTGCGGTAGAAATGCAACAGAAAGTTCGCAGAATCCCGGCAGTTTTGCGCGCTCCCTTTTCTTACCAAACACGGTAAAATAATAATTGTCAAGGGGAAAACCTTGACAAAGAAAAGAGCTCCCGTTGTTCCAGCAACGCGAGCTCAGAAAGGAGGTCAATCATGGACGGCTACTACACCGACTACGGATTCATGGGCTTGGTAAACGGAGAGTACATGCTCTTCGCGACAGACACCGAGTACCTTGAATACGTAACTGACGACTAACCTCGTCCGCTCGAGAGCTTGGCCGGTCACAAGACCGGCTGAGCTTAAGAGTGTTCATATATTATATCGCGTTCAGACGAGAAAGTAAACCCTAAGGAGGTAACGATTCTATGAATTTCCAACGCGCTTGCTACAGCTACTCCGCTCTGCAGCGGTGCGCTGACGCCGTAAAGGCCACAAACTGGACCGTTCGCCGGTCGGCAGAGCATTTTAGTAAATGCTTTGAGGTAAAGAAGGTATTCGAGCTTTGCTATGACGAAACGCATTGTATGCTCTTCGACCCGGACTTTTCCCCGTGGTATGACTACCTTAAAGCGGTCGACCGCAAGTATACGAAGAAGGAGCTTGACATGAAGCTGCGCATGTGTCACCGCTTCCTCGCAAACGAGCTCAACGCGATTCTGGCTGCTATGAGAGCCGGCGAGGTCGACGCGATTGACTGAAAGCGGTAAAACCACAACGGAAAGTTCGCAAAATCCCGGCAGTTTTGCGCGCTCCCGAAATCAGTAAAACGCGGCATAATAAATAATGTCAAGAGGATAAAACAGAATGCGGACAGCGCCGCCCAGCTTACGAACTTCAAGCGGTAAGCGCGCTGCGAAAGGTAACCTCTTGACATTAAAAACAAGGAGGCAATAACATGAAAGTTTACATCGTTCAAGTGATTCCCGAAGCAAGCCTCGGGAAAGTCAGTCAGGAGGGCTACTCGACTTTAGAAAAGGTGCAAGCCTTTGTCGAGAGCCGTTCCGACCGTCCGCAGCAAATCTCGCCGTACCTTTACCGCACGGCAGACTTCACCGACTACCTCATTTACGAGGTCAATATCGTCTGAGAAAGATTCGCCCGCAAGGGCGTTTCTTTCGGGCTGATTACTTTAGCGCACTACTTTATTAAAGGAGGCAACTCAATGGCAAAAAGAGTCGGAAAGACCGATGACCAACCTTTTGTAAAGCTCTTCCGAGAGCTTACATACCGCTGGACTCCGTGGGAGGTCTGGCAGGACTTCGTTACGATGTACGCTTGCGCTATTTCGAACGCGGTCGACAAGTCCCACTTTGAAAAGCGCGAGGAACTCTACCTCAAGCGGATTCAGAAGTACAACAAGAAGGAGCAAGAGATTTTTCCTCAGCTCGCTGCGGAAGTGGTCCTTGCTCTCGAGAAGAATCCAGAGCAAGACTTCCTCGGAAGTATCTTTATGGCACTTAATCTCGGCAATGACTCCGGCGGGCAGTTCTTTACGCCTTACGATGTTTGCCGAATGATGGCGGAAATGACTTGTGACAACGTGCTGCCGACTATCGAGGCGAAAGGCTATATCTCAATTAACAATTGCGCTTGCGGTGCCGGCGCTACTTTGATTGCCGGCGTTCACGCTGCGGCTAAGCAGATAAGCAAGGCCGGTCTGAACTGGCAAAACCACATTCTCGTGACCGCGCAGGATGTTGATTACACCGTAGCATACATGTGTTATATCCAGCTCTCGCTTCTCGGCGTCGCCGGTTATATCAAAGTAGGCAACTCACTTACCGAGCCCATGCGCTCGGACGACTCATTGGAGAACTACTGGTTTACGCCGATGTACTGCTCCGACGTGTGGACTATCAGAAGGCTTCTCAAGGGCAGAACGCTCTTATAAGCAAATACATTTTTCAGGAGGTTTTTATTATGGCAACTATTACAACGAAAGAGACCCGGGCCTTTAACTGGGCGAATCCGGGTACGCTCAAGGTCGGCGATGAAATCGTCGAGACTCTCAAGGACGGCCGCGAGGTTGTGTTCGTCGTCATGGACGACGGCGTTATCGGGCTGAAGAATCTGCTCGGCTACCACCGCATGAATAAGGAGTGGACCAACGAAGGCGGCTGGCTTGCCTGCGATATGCGTCGCTACCTCAACGAGGAAGTTATCGCGCTGCTCCCTGACGCGCTTATCGCAGCTATCAAGCCCCGCAAGTTCGGCAAAGAGGAGGACAAGCTCTGGCTCTTCTCCGAGATGGAGGTCTTCGGTGAACATGACTGGACCGAGAATGACCCTGACCGCGGCTTCCAGTTCGAGTACTTCAAGGACCGCCGCAATAGCATTAAGACCGACGAGGACGGTCCTGCGGACTGGTGGTGGGAGCGTTCTCCTCATGGGAGCGGCTCCAGCTACTTCTGCAATGTGAACAGCGACGGCGGCGCGAGCAATAACGGCGCCAACGGCACCAACGGCGTTTGCTTCGGCTTCTATATCTAATCATCAATCTATGAATCCGCGGGGCCTTGTGCCCCGCGGTGAAAGGAGAACGACACTTTGGGACTTAAAGATTTGCGGCTGGCGAAAGGCTACAGCCGTACCGAGCTGGCGAAAGTCAGCGGAATCCGCTATCAGAAAATCCGTGATATTGAGGTCGGTATCATCAAGCCCGAGAATATCACGCTCAAAACAGCCCTCAGGCTGGCTGCCGCTCTTGACTGCCAGCCTGAAGACCTGACAAAACCGGATAAGGAGGAAAGCGATGTATGAGGAACTGAGAAAGGCCTTTATCAAACGCCTTACCGTGGACAGTCCTCACCATGACGCGCGGTGTAAAGACTTCAATCAAGCCATCTTTGACGCTGACGAAGGCTTTGCGTGCTTTAACGGAACGGACCTCGATATGGTCCTTGAAAAGTTTGACGCCGCAGTCCGAGACTTGACTACTTACCAAAAGCGGTAAAACCGCAACAGAAAGTTCGCAGAATCCCGGCGGTTTTGCGCGCTCCCTTTTTCTACTGAACACGGTAAAATATAATTGTCAGTTGGAAAACACTGGGAATTACAAAGGAGGCAAATACAATGAAAGACATGAGCATTATCGCTAACAAGAAGATTATCAACAAGGAGACCAACGAGGTCCGTCTGGTCGTGAGCATTGACGAGGAGAATCGCAAGATTCACTCCGTTCCCGTGGACGAGCCTAACGCCGAGCCGAGTATCATGGCCGCTGCAAGCTATGACCGTCGCTGGAAGCTCTACGAGGACGTCAAGCCTGAGGCCAACGAAACCGCTGAGCCCGAGGTCAGCCACGACGAGCCCATGAAAATGTCGGACGTCGTGACTAAGCTCGAGAGCTTGTTCGACATTCTGAATCGCGTCTACTTCGACAACGCACTGCCGAAACCGGTTATCACCGTTCAGTCTACCCCTAAGGCTTACGGTCACTGCTCCACTAAGAAGATTTGGAAGAGCGAGAGTGACGGCCAGTACGAAATCAACATCGGCGCCGAGTTCCTCAATCGCCCATCCGCTAATACGGCCGCGACGATGTGCCATGAGATGGTCCATCTTTACTGCCTCGTGAATGAGATTCAGGACACTTGCCAGAAGGGCCGCTACCACAACAAGACCTTCAAGGCTGAGGCTGAGGCGAGAGACCTTGAAATCGGTTATGACCGCACGGTGGGCTTCTCCCACACAAATCCGACCGAGGCCTTCAAGAAGACCCTTGAGGATAACGGCTTCGTGCTTGAGGTCCCGTTCGCCCGCGTTATGCCTGAGGAGAAAGCAAAGGCTGAACGCGAAAAGCCTCACCGCTATGTTTGCCCGGTCTGCGGGCAGGAAGTTAAAACGACCGCCGACCTCAGCCTCATTTGCGGTATCTGCGAGGTCGCTATGGAGAGGGCTGACTAAAATGGCTCCAGAACAGCCCGTATCGCGTCCAAAGTTTTCAGAAGGTAAATCTAAGGGCCCCTGAGCTAAAACGCGATACGGGAGGTCTGGGGCTTGCCCGGGGAGGTTTATATGAGAGACGAAGAGTACCTCTTCAAAGAAGATGTACGAGAAAAGGCGATAACAGCCCGGAGCGCTAAGAAGCGCCCTCGGCATAGCGGTTGCCGCCTACCGCAATACACGGCAAAGGAGATGAGAGAGATGAGCGGTCCTACCTACACGCTCAATCTGAAAAAGCGTATCACATACGCAGAGTTCAAGGCCCTTCCTGAGGGCTTGCAGAAGAGCTACGTACAAAACATCATTGACAAGTACCGCGTCGGCCCTTCGGCTCTTGCCGAGCTTATGGGCGCGAATGCCGGTGCGGTCGGCGTTTACCTGAGCAAGAGAGGCTTTTCCTTCAAGCGAGGTTTTCAGCCTACGAAGGACGACCTCGAGAGATTCCGAGAGGACTACGGTATCAGCACGAATGCGCCGACAAAAAAAATAACTTTGGAGAACTTCTCGTTCTGCTTCTCCGGAGCCTTCAACGCGGCGAGCTTTGTAAAGCAAATCAAGGCCTTCGTCCCCGAAGGACAACTCCTGCGGGTCTCCGTAGCAGTCGAGGTAGTCGAGCCCGAGCCCTCTGCTACTGAGCCTGCTACCGAAGAAAGTCCTTGA